AATGCCGGATTGTCGGCATATTCAGAAACATCAAATGTATTTTCTGTTTCAAAATCCACACGTCTTACAGGAATTTCTGGTGTGCCGAACATATTATTCACGGACTGCATTCCCTGCGTAAGCATTGCCTGACGGACATTCGGATCGGAATAATCAGGCGAAAATACAACCGTCGGAATGGCGAAGTTTTTCTTGAGTTCTTCATGAGTATATGTTCCTTTCAGTCCGAGCAAAGCACGAATAACACGGAGTTTTGCTCCGGTCATAGCCTTTTCTGCCCAGGTCTTTCTAAGCTGCGTCATATTTACAAGAACAGATCTCTCGATATATTTTTCTCTGTCACACTCGTCAATCACATATCCATTGACTTCTTTTCCGAATTTATTCTTCAATTTCTTAAACTCGCCTTTGAAGAGTTCAGCTGCAGCTTTCGCCTGCTTTTCATCGGTAATGCCTTTCACTGCTTTATCACCGAATTCAATTCGGAACTTAGCCTCTTCATCTTCCAGGCAGATCACTTTCTGATCCGTTTCTGTTCTTGCTGTACCATCCGCCTTTTTCATGGCCCCCTGTGCCTGTGCCCGGTATGTGTACTTATCAATTCTTTCTCCATATGTTTCCTTTGGATTGAACTGAATCCCAGCAGCCATAGCGAGTTTATTAAGCATCGGTTTTGTAAGCGAAAATGCACTTACCCAGATTGTATTTCCACTCCGGTCCTTCTTTCCGCTGTCCACAGAACCGACTTTAAAAATGTCTCCGCTATTTTCTCCGAGATCCACCGGAACTTCTTCGACATGAAATTTGTAGAAAGGGTTTAACTGAACATCCGTAGATGTCGGCAACAATAAGTTGCACTGAGAATAATGATCCATTACCTCCGGTAATGATGATAAAAATTCTTTGCTCATTGATTTTCCTCCGTATTCATTGACTTTTTTCCCACATCCATGCTAAAATACGGATGTGGGGTGTATAGGTTTTTCACCCTTGGATTCACTCGCTAAAGCGATTGTGAAATCCGAAAAAAGTTTCTGAGTTAAAGCTTCAATCACTAATTCAGCCAGATACCATGGTGTCCGTCTAACACCGTTGGCATCGCCATAACGCTGTATTATGGATTGGAGCTTTTTCGTTGCTGTACCTACAGCAAGCTGATAGTCTTCTTCATTGATTTCTCTTCCGATCATCTCCTCTATTGTCTTCTTGTCCATAACCAATCTCCTAACCATTGCAAAAACAAAAACATTCCGTATGCCACAAGGCCGCGAATACTTCTCCGCCTATAGCATCATATCCTCTCACTTCACGAAGTTTCTCTGCTATTGCTATGTAAAAAAGGATTCCGGATGCAAACGATATTGCCAGTTGTGCGAGCATGATCGCCGCCCATTTTAGTTTTTCTTTCACTACTCTGAGAAATCTTTTCATTGCTCTTTTTCGTGAATATTTCTTCAGAACCTGCGGATTATATAATGCAACCCGTTCCGGCCGGAGGATAACCTGCTCTGTATTATTTATCAGGTCATACAGTACAAATGGTTTCATTTTCTTTCTCCTTTACACAATTATTCTCATCTGTCCGTTGTTCTCGGCGCAGATAAGGTGAGACAGTTTTTCAACCGAGCGAGCAATCCGCTCCTCTCTCATCTTCTCTTCATCTTTGCAGTCACATTTTTCTCCCGGATCCAGATAACATCCACATTCCGGACAAATATAACCATACATTCTCTTCTTCCCTCCTTTACTCAATCATGCAGTTTTCATTAAAGTATTTCTTCGGGATTCTCCCGTTTGGATAAGCCTTTGTAAGTTTACCGCTATCAATGCACTCCTGACGCATTTCCCGGATCATGTTATACGCTTTGGACTGGCTGACATCCAGGAGCTTCACAATGTCATCAACTTTATAGTAAGAACGGTTGGAACTATCCAGTTCCTTGACAATACCAGCAGCCATATCTCATCCTCCTATCTAATATTTTTTTCTGCCCATATCTTCAGCTCGTTAGTAATCTGAGTGACCTCATCCAGTGTCTTGATAATGGTTTCTAAGTCTCCCTTTTCCTCTTCAGTGATCATGCCGTCTTCCGTGATGTCCAAAAGCAGATCTTTTGCCTTCGATATTTTTCTGAACGAAGAAAGAGCTTTTACACTGATTCTGTCAAGATCTTCCGATTCGACTTCCGGAAAATCCTTTCCAAGCGGACACATATACTTACAAAAATGAGCCTTCAGTTCCGGAGCATTATATATATCTGACATCATAAGAACTTCATCAGGAAATGGATTTTTACTGCCAAGCTCTATTCTCGCAAGCCTGCTTCGGTCAATTCCAAGCTCCTCTGACGCTCCCTCTCTGCTATTCAGACGGTCATTGAACTTTGCGGCGTTGTAACGTGCCTGTGTGAAGATATTTTCCTTTGCTTTTGTTGCATACTTTGCCATTTAAGTGACCTCCGTAATAAGCTAAACTATAATCAAATAACTGTATCGGTGTAAGGAACCGTAACGTGTCTATCCTCACCGATCACCTTCGCGATCTCAGGTGCGTAGACTCGGCCATTGACAACACCAGAAACATAATTTCTGCTAAATCCAACACGCTCTGCAAGTTCAGTCACGTTAATATCATCATCAATCATGGATTTTTTTACTTCTTTGCACCATGTCGGAAGAATTCGTTTCATTTTTCCACCTCTTTCCGTTTGTTACCATTTGTTGTTTACATTTGTTTAAAACTGCCTTAGAATAACGGTATACGTTAATCAAAATAGAAAGGAGTATCTGCTATGAATAATCAGACTTCGTGGTCGGAGCAATTACAACGCATTGGAATGTCAGAGTTTTCGTCGGCTCATCAGGACATCCTTATGCAGTTACGAGAAAGCCGGATTCCGATAGGATCTGCTTCTCTTTCGCAAGCATCTGCCGAAGCCCTTATACGGGCTGTGTCAGTAATGATTGAAGAAAATAACAAAGCCGTTCTTACGGAATTAGAACAGTAACTATTCATTTTGCATTACTTCTTTTGAGCGATTTTTTCGCTCTGTTTTT